CAAGGCAATATCAAAACTCGCAGACACAATAATCCACTCTGCAAAAGTAGAAATAGATTTCTTAAAAATGATGGGGAATGAAGGTACCGGTACAGGATTCATACCAGTCGAAAATAAAAAACAGATAGGATGAGAGATGTAATAATATTTTGATTGCTTATAGCTGCAATAATCTATGCAGGCAGTAAGCCACAACCCGAAGTTATTGTAAAAACCATTTATGTAACTCGTGATACTTGCAATACTGATTCAGATTTTATCAGAGCAATTGGACAAATTGAGTCCAAAAATACAGATAGCGCAATTGGAGATGGTGGAAGAGCCATTGGCAGGTATCAGATTCACGATATTTGCGTTAAGGCTTCAGGACTTAAAGACCTATTGAATTATCAGCACAAAGATATGGCAGATTCAGTTAAAGCAGAACACGTTTTTTGGGCAGTTATGGGAGTTAATTGCCATACCTACGCAATGAAGCACGGAAAATATCCGACATACGATGAACTTGCGAGAATGTGGAATGGTGGCCCAAATGGGCACAATATGAAAGCAACATTAGGCTACCTTAAAAAATTCAAAGAGCAATGAAAGAGCAAGGATATTACAACAAAATCAGAGCGGAGCATTCCAAAAATGGTGTTCTTTTTAGAAACAATACTGGAGTAGCATACCAGGGAATTAAAAAATACATAAATTCGCAGCTCGTTATTACTCAGCCTCGTATTATTGAGTTCGGACTGATTAAAGGCAGCTCCGATCTAATTGGATGGACAGAGGTGGAGATCACTCCGCAAATGGTCGGTACCAAGGTCGCAGTATTCACAGCTGTAGAAGTCAAGACCGAAAGCGGAAAGGTAAGTAAGGAACAACAAAATTTTATTAACAATGTCAACAAAGCAGGTGGCATAGGCAAAATAACAAGAGTATGAATGAACTAATCGAACAAGCGCAGAAAGTTATCCAGGAGTTAATCTCTGAAGCGAAGTATATGGATGGCTTTTTAAAAGATGAAAAAACTAAGAAAGCATATCGAGAGAAAAAGGAAAGGCAGTTAGCAGTTTTGAACGAACTGATTGAAGAATCGCAAAATAAAGAAACGATATTTTTGGAAGTTCCAGCGCAAACTCCTACCTTGCACACCCTTAAACTTGAAAATAGAGAAGAGATGACTATCCGAAAGATATTCGGAATGCACGGAAAGGAAGCTGCAAGAGCTGAAAGCATAAGAAGAGCCAATGACTTTATGGAATATCAGGAAGCAAAATACAGTCAAAAATCACTACAATGACAAAACTACCAATTAAATGGGATAACAATCCCGAAGATGTATTACCACCAGTAAAGAAAAGAGCCAAAAAGCCAAAAGCGGAGGCAGCACCGGAGAACTCTATAACAACTGATTCGAGAGGCTTTATCGGTGGATATTTTAAGCCATTAGGATGGGACACAGAAGCGAGAGCGCAAAGGTTCTACTTCTACTCCAAAGTAAGCAATGCTATATTGGCATTCACTACAGGAAAGTTTACCAAGCAGCACGTTACTGCATTAGCACCATTAGAGTTTTGGGATCACGAAGTTTTTTCCAAGTCAGAATATATCTCCAACTTCTTAGTTCAATGCTGTAATAAAGTAGGATATTTTGATTTGCAGAATATCAGAGGCAGAGGAGCCTGGAAAGAATCAGATAGAATTATCTTCCATTCCGGGATGCAGTTGTTATCTGAGAAAATAAGATACAACCTTGGCAGCATTGAAACGGAGTTTACCTACGAGATGCGAAAGAACATCCGCATTCCGATAGAAAATTCAATGGATAGAATCGAATGTTCCTTGCTTACAAAAATCTTGTCGGGACTCAATTGGCAGACAGATGCAGATGGTAAGATGTTGGCAGGATGGTTAGCGATAGCACCAATTTGTGGAGCATTATCTTGGAGGCCTCACATTTGGATTACAGGCCCAAGAGGGAACGGAAAGACCTATGTACTTGAACAGATTATTCATCAGGTCTTAGGAGAGTTTTCAATCAATGCTCAAGGAACAGCAGCGACAGAGGCAGCGATAAGGCAGAAACTCAATTCTGATGCTATGCCAGTCACGATTGATGAGTCGGAAGGCAATGATGAGAATGCAGCAAAGCGAATGCAGGAAGTTATTGCACTTGCCCGGGCAGGAAGCTCTGAGAAATCTCCTGCAATCCCGAAAGGTGGCAAAGATGGAAAGGCAACGGACTATTTTGTCCGCAGTTGTTTCTTATTTGTCAGTATCAATCCTCAGTTGGTAAACGATAGCGACAAGAGAAGATTCACGGTCTTCGAACTTGCAAAGCATCAAGACTCTGAGAAGTTCAATATTCTCAATAAAAAGAAAAAGGAAGTCATAAACAAGGATTTTGGTGTCAGATTCATCGCAAGAATGGTAAATCTTGTTCCGAACATCTTGCAGTCCATTGCAATATTTACAGAAGTGATTACAGAAGCAGTTGGAGATCGGGCAACAGGTGACCAGTTTGGTGCATTGCTTGGTGGATGGTGGCACACCTGGAACGATGAAGTAGTTACATTTGAGCAAGCTTGTGAAGAATCTGTCGAACTTCTAAAAATGAAAGGACTATTGAATCAAGCAGCAGACTTAACTGATGAAGAAAGATGCCTACAGACAATTTTACAGAATGAAACTCGCATCGAAGGAGATTTTATTGGAACAGTAACAGTTGGTGAATTGGTCGAATATGCTTCTGAATATGAACCACAGGCAAAAATTAAGCAATCGGCAGCAGATGAGAGGCTTCAGAGATTAGGACTTAGAGTTGTAGAAGAAAACAAAGAAAAGTATCTGTTGATTCTGAATACATCTACTTGGGTCAAGATGATTTTGAGTCGAACACCTTGGGCAATTAGCTATTCAACTGTACTTTTAAGGCATAAAGGAGCATCGAAAAGAGGCACAACAAGATTTGCTCCAGGTCTTATCGGTAGATGTGTGCAAATAAATTTAAAAAATGTGCTGTAAAAATTTGCACTATAATATCAATTTATTACTTTTGTAATCAGTTCGAATGCTGTCGGTCGGGAAACTTAATGCTTCGAACTTAGAGTCTCTCTGTCGCCAAACTTAATTTGACTCGAACGTTAAAAAATGTTGTCATTGGACTACTTACGCGCTGTTTGTAGTCCTTTTTTTTTATCTTTTTTTTAAAATTATCACTAAAAAATTTGCACTATAATAAAATATTATTATTTTTGTGCATCGTTAACAATTAAAACTACCAAGTTATGAACAACAACACATTTAGCACAGGCATTTATATGGAATGCGACAACTTCCCTACAAACGAAGTTTATGTAAGATTGACAGGAACATTTGTCGAAGAAGAAAGAGGCTCAAGAGATAGCTACGGATGTCAAATAGAACCCGATTACGGAGCATATTTTGAACTCGATGACATCTTTATTACTGACTATAATAAATCGGTCACAATCGAAGAAGCTGCTATCTTGTTTGAACGTAGCAAATATGAACTTGAAACCATATTTTCTGAAACTTTAATGGAGGCTTATGAGTCTGATGAGGAGGATTCAGTATGGTTTTAATGATAGCATTCTTTTGTCTCAGCACAGGTCTTGGCCTGTTGCTGATGACTGAAAGCCTCGGGCCATATTCCCCGAAACCAAAGCGAAGAAATAAGTATAAGTATAACGAACCTAAAAACAATTGAAATGGTAAACAAAGTATCGCTGATAGGTCGTATCGGCAACATTGATGTAAAGGATACAAAGAGCGGAGATAAGCTCACAAGCCTATCCTTAGCAACATCAGAAAGTTATAAGGATAAAAATGGCGAATGGCAGGATAAAACCGAATGGCATCGCTGCACTATCTTCAAAGAGTTTAAAGCTGACAAAGGAGATTTGTGCTATCTTGAAGGTAAAATTACCTACCGGGAACACGAAGGTAAATACTATACCGATATTATTGCTTCTTATGTGCGTAAAATCAATTCTAAAGGAGAAAAGATAGTCGAACAGGATGAAGTTCAGAATAACTTACCAAGTCCTACAGGAGCGCAAATGGTAGCGATGAAAGTAAAAGTAAGAAAAGGAGAATTAAAAATCTCGCAGATAAAAGAAAAGTTTAACCTAACTACAGAAGAACTTGCAATCTTGAATGCTGAAGTTCCTGCCGGTGAAGAAGAAGACGATCTACCGTTCTAATGGCTATAGTGATTATTTGTTTTATTGGATTCTTTTTTATGCTTCTTGTAATTCTTTTAGAAGAATTTCTCAGGAAGTGGTAAAAAAATTAGAGCATCTCACTCGGATGCTCTTTTTTTTATATTGTGCCTATCAAAGTAACTTTTAATCCCTTGGCTGTTCCATCCCCTACCTGGTCTATGTCGATGGTAATCTCAGCATCATCTGTAAGACTTGAAGTGACTATGGTAGTAGGAGTAGCTGCTGTTACTGATGTCTTCTCGGTGTTATCAATAGTCAGTTTTGTCCCCAGGATAGATGAACCACTTTGGTTGACATCTACAGTAAAAATGCTACCACTTGTCTGTGCTACACCTAAGCTCGCACGAACTGCTGTGAGCGTAAAAGCAAAAGGCATTCTGAATATTATCTTGCTTGTGCCTGTAGTTAGTGCTGTAGTCTCATCGCTAACTGCGAGTTGAATAACTTGTTTATAGGTTAGTCCTGTGATGCTTCCGACATTTAGAATATCCTGTCCATTCATATCTATGTCGTATGCCCCGGCATTGTTTCCTGAAGCCAAAACAACTGCCAAAGTATCTGCTCCTGTAGTCACATCAAAGAACAAGCATAATTTTTCAAGGGTATCTTGATAATCGCTTCCCCAAGCAGAACCTCCTGAGTCTTGTACTTCGCCCCAATCTCTAATCTGAGCGATAACATTCATAGTGCGGATGTCTATGAACTGAAAACCGACATTAGGAGATTGAAATGGATAGATACGAATAGCACCTTTTGGTACTGCTTGCATCAATCCGTAGTCAGGGTCGGTAAAAATTACCATATTCCCTGATGCATAAATCTTTAGGGTCTTATTTATCATCATTACTTTCTACTTTTTTCTGCTGTACTTTTCCGTACAATAATGTTCCTGTGAATGCTGCTATAGAAGTAAGGAATATTGACATTCCAGACCAGTCAAGCGAAGAACACTTTACAGCGTGAATGATTGTGTACACCAAAATTCCAATGCACAAAAGGCACACACAAAGAGTTCCCAGGAATAATGTCACTCGCATAGAGCTGACATCGGTACTTTCTTTAAGGAAGTTAAACATATTAGTGAGTTTTTTCAAGTCTTTCAACAAGGTTTAGAAGCTTCTTCATCATCGAAGTATTGTTTTCGATAACGTGATTATTTGAGGCAACTGTCTCGAGTAGCTTACCACGATCTTCTGTCAGATATTCTTCAAGTCTTTTTTCAAGTTCCTGAATCCTATTTTCGTTTTTCTTA